GCCCCCAAGATCTCAAATATTGTATTTCATAATCTCCGATTATGAAATACAATATTCAGAAACCTTTGTTGGTTGTTTATTATAGATCGGAGATCTATAATAAACAACCAACAAGTTGGAATATATATTTATAGATCGTAGATCTATAAATATATATTCCAGTCCAACCCCAGCCAGCCAGCCAGCAGAAATATAGATCGGAGATCTATATTTTACGTGCCCGCGCGGAAAGAGTGGTTCGTGCGCGCGCCTGCGCGAATTGATGTCCGCCACGTGAGCACAGCACCCCACCCCCCGCTTGGGGTACCCCCTTCATGTACGTATATGTATAGATATGGATAGACAGTGCGTTTGGTATATAGACTTTGGTCTGTTAAGCCTGTATGCGACTAGGTGTTTAGTACCGATCCAGCCCTTGGGGGGCGTGGATCGTTTACTTAGTACCCCCTTGTAGTTATACTTGATTTGTCCCAAAGATATTTACACCCGAATGGGACACCAAAGAATATATTATGTAATCTAGAGAGGAACTATTATGCCTAAAGTCGGTGGAAAGAAATACGCTTACACTTCTAAGGGAAAAGCCCAAGCGGCTAAAGCCCGCGCTAAAAGAAAGAAAAAATAATTATGATGAATGGTGGAGGTAAAGGTTGGTACGCTGATACAGACGGCCAACTAACAATGCCTGATACATGGAAAGAGTTGCTTACTTGGTTGCTTCAGGGACCTGAAAGGTCCCCTCGCACTCAAAGAGAATGGGCGGCGCAAAACGGAATCCATGAAGATTCCGTACGACGAATAAAACGTGACCCACGTTTTTTGAAGGAGTGGGATCAAAAAGCCGCCGAACTGAATATTAACCCTGAAAGGGTTCAGAGCGTAGTAGACGCTCTTTGGCAGAGGGCTTCCTCTGGCGACGTTAAGGCGGCTTCCTTGTACTTGCAGTATATTGATAAGTTTACTCCTACTAGGAAGATCACTACTGATGAGAGAGATGTTTCTTCTTTGTCTGATGCCGAGTTGGCTGCTGAGATGGAGGCTGAGGTTAGGCATTTGCGTGCTGTAGGTGATAATGAGTAGACGTTCTGAGTTAAGGAACGAGGCTGAGTGGCGTAAATGTGCTCAAGATGAGGCATATTTTTTAAGAAATTATTGGCATATCGCACACCCTGCGCATGGGCGCATGTTGTTTGATTTGCGGGACGCTCAGTCTATAGCCTTGGACACTTGGGATAATAACCGTTATTCTTTGACGTTGAAGGCTAGGCAGATTGGTTGGACCACTTTGGTGGCGGCTCACCAGTTTTGGCTCGCCTTTTTTAGAGAAGATCAGAATATTATTGATCTGTCGCGTACAGAGCGTGAGGCTGTCCTGTTATTGAGGAAAACAAAGTATGGGTTTAAACATTTACCGCAGTGGTTATTGGACCGTGGTCCGAAATCGGTTATGGAACATCAGCAACGTATGGCATTTGAGAATGGTTCGCAAATTACGTCTATGCCGTCGGCAAGCGACCCTGCACGTGGTGAGTCTGCAACGTTGGTGGTGGTTGATGAATGGGCGTTTTTACCAAATCCCGAAGAGGCTTGGGCTTCTATTGAGCCTGTTGCCGATGTTGGGGGCCGCATTATTGGGTTATCTACTGCTAATGGTTCAGGTAATTTCTTTCATAGTCTTTGGGTTGGTGCTGAAACAGGCAATAATAGGTTTGATCCGATGTTTTTCCCGTGGTCGGCGACAGAAGATAGAGATGAGTCTTGGTATGAGTCTAAAAAGCAGGCGATGCTTCCGTGGCAACTCGCACAGGAGTACCCTTCAAGTCCCGAAGAGGCATTTGTTAGGTCTGGGAATCCTGTATTTGATCTTGACGTTCTTGATGATATGCGTGTCCACATTAGAAGCGGCGTGGAGGGGTATCTCCACGAGTTGCAAAAGAATGTTTTAGAGTTTAGAACATGAGTTTGACTGTTTGGGAGTTCCCTGAGAAGTGGTCTGGTTATGTTTTGGGTGTGGATACTGCTGAGGGTTTAGGGCATGGTGATTATTCTTGTATTCAAGTCATTGACGCTAAGAATGGTCAGCAAGTTGCTGAATGGCATGGACGTATACCTCCTGATGAGTTGGCTAGGGAGGTTTACAATTTAGGTATCTGGTATGGCAATGCTCTGTGTTGTGTTGAGTCTAACAATCATGGTTTGACTACTATCACTATTTTGAGACAGTTGGGATACCCTAACCTATATAGGAAGAGATCTTTAAATACGAGTAGTCAGAGAGTGTCGCAAGAGTATGGTTGGAAAACAACACGTACTTCAAAGCCTTTAATGATTGACGAGTTAGGGCAGGCATTAAAAAATGAGGAACTTGTGTTGCATTGTGAGTACACGATTGCGGAGTTGCGGACGTTCGTACGCAACGAAAGAGGCGGCATGTCAGGATCGCCTCACGATGACCGTGTTATGGCATTGGCGTTAGCGAATCAGATGAGGAAATACGCCTATATACCTGAATACGTGCAAAACACTGACGACTCGTATACATTTGATTGGTGGCTACGCAACTTAGATGGTGTGGCTCCTAGAACAGATCAGATAGGTTCTCATTTATCGCGTGGGACACCCTGACAGTCTTTGTAGGAATATTCAAGAAACAGAAGGAGTTTCCAATGACTATTGGCCGAATGGCTAAATATAATGATGTTGGCGCAGGTGCCAAACCTATATTAGGCAATACATCAATGCTAGACAATGGACCATCTCGCCCAGGAGGGTCGCAAAAAGCAACCCTTGGGAGTGGGTCTACTGACAAAGCACAAACTGGTGATCTGGCTAGTGGAGTTGCGCCTCGCCAAACCCCGAAGAACCAACACGGTCCTTCAGGTAAGGTAGAACCAGCAGCACACCAACCTAGGTAAGTTCAGGTGGTACTTCCACCAGAGGCTACATTTGATGAGTTCCGTGAGTATGTCACGGAACTCCGTGGACCTTTGCCTGATAAAGAAATTCAAGAACTGTGGGTCTGGCGACAAAAGTTGCACGGGCTGACAGTTATTACAGGAAAAGGTTACCAACAAATGCTACCCCCTGACGAGCAGGGGCTTACTCTTAACGAGAGGGAAAGGAAAATAGTGTCGGAAGCGAAGGCTAACGGTATGGACCCTGTTCCTGTAGGGAGCCGCTGGGTATAAATATGGCAAAATTAACAAAAGAAGAAAAGTTCGCTAGAGTTCGTGACAGAATTGATCTAGCGGAAAGATTTAGAAAGGACGAAGGGTTTGATGCTAAATGGCATCGGCTCATAGATCTATACCGTGGGAAAACGTATCTTCAAGACTTGGGAACCGAAGATAGGATCTCGGTTAATCTTGCTTTTTCTACTGTTAATGTTATCGCTCCCTCTGTTGCTGTTAATCACCCTAAAATTACGGTATCCGCCAATAAGGAAGGAGATCAGGAGAGGGCTCTCTTTGTAGAGGCTGTAATAAATTACTTATGGCGACATCACGATTACAGAAAACCATTCAGAACTGCCGTTAAAGACTTTCTTGTAATAGGTCATGGGTGGTTAAAAGTTGGTTGGCGTTATGTAGAACAAGATCGCTTGATGAGCGAAAACGAATACAGCGAACAATATACAAACGCTATTTCAGAGTTAAACACTTACGCCATGCAAAACCCAGAAATGGCAGGGGATCTACCTACCGACGAGGAGGTCTTGTCATCTATCCCTTCCACGATGCTTGAGATTGTAGAAGATCAGCCTTTTGTGGAAAGAATAAGTCCTTTTGACATGCTTATTGACCCTGAAGCAACTTGTTTAGAAGATGCTAAATGGATAGCGCAACGCATTGTTCGGCCTTTGGCCGAAGTTAAGGCGGATAAAAGATTCCGCAGAGGCGCTAGACAAAAACTGGAAGCAGATGCTGGACTTAAGGTTCGTTGGGAAAACGATGATGAGCGTGACAGGTACAAAGACATTGTACAAAGGGTTACTCTTTACGAATATTACGATCTTCAAGGCGGAACGCTTTGTGTTCATGCTGTAGGCGCAGATGATTACCTGCTAGAACCTACTCCAATGCCTTACGCTTATGGGCACCCTTTTGTTATGTTGCGGAACTACGACGTTCCTGACCATTTTTATCCTATGGGAGATCTTGAAGCGGTTGAATCGCTTCAAGAAGAACTAAACAAAACAAGAACTCAAATGGTGAACCATAGGAAACGTTACGCTCGTAAATATCTTTTCCATGAAAGGTCTTTCGGCCCTGCAGGCCGTGAAGCACTTGAATCGGACGAAGATGGCAGATTCGTTCCAGTAGTTGATGAGAACAGGCCGTTAAATGAAGTCGTTATACCATTACCTCAGGTGCCTCTCGCTCCTGAGATGTATAACCATTCTTCTATAATTGAACAGGATATAAACACTGTAAGCGGTGTTTCTGAATATGCACGTGGGCAAATGCCTGAAACTCGTAGAACTGCTACGGAGGCTTCAATTATTGCTGATGCTGGCAACGCCAGAGCATCAGATAAACTAGCGATGGTTGAATTAACCATTGGTGAAGTCGCTGAAAGAATAATGATGTTGATGCAGCAGTATATGACTGCAGCACAAATGGTTAGAATAACTGGTCAAAATGGGGACGATATATTTGTCGCTTACACCAGAGATGACATTATCGGAGAATACGATTTCTCTGTTGAGGGTGGGTCTACCCAACCTCTAAATGAAACAACTCGCCGCCAGCAGGCGGTGTCGTTAATGAACGCTTTAGGGCCTTTAGTGGGGGCTGTTATAGACCCTGCAGAGTTAGCAAAATATGTGCTTACATATGGTTTCGGGGTTAAAGATCCTGAAAAGTTTTTAATGCAACAAGCCCCTATGGGTCCAGAAGGGCCTATGCCTCCCGAACAAGCAGGCATGGCCCCTCCCGCAATGACTGGCGGTATGGGTCCAGCACCAATCCCAGAGCAAGTATTTGAAGCAACTGGCGGCGTGCCGCCAGAACTTCTTGCCCAGTTGCAAGGTCAAATGGGTATGGAACTTCCAAACATGTAGTGGGACACATAAATATTAAATATAGGAACAACCGAAAGGATTCCAAATGGAAAACATGGAAGATGCAGGACTGGACACCAGCAACCCTGCTGAATCTAGTGGAGAACTTTACTCTATCAAAGTTGATGGGGTTGAAACGCAAGTTTCTTTAGAGGAACTCCAAAGTGGGTATCAACGACAATCGGATTACACACGTAAGACGCAAGAGTTATCCCGCGAACGCGAAAGACTGGCTCAAGGCGAGGCTATCGTGCAGGCATTAGAATCTGACCCTCATGGCGCTATTGCTTCTTTAGGAGAAGCATTTGGCGTGGGCAACATGGGCAACCAGACTTCAGAAGCAGAATCTTTTGAAGATTTGGACCCAGAAGAGGTTCGCTTGCGCAGACTAGAATCGTCCATTGAACACCAAGAAAAAGCGTTAAGACAGCAAAATTTGCAGAAGGAAATGAACAGCCTTAGAGACAGGTACGGAACAGACATAAACGAGCATCAACTCTTTAGTCATGCTTTAAAACACAATATTGGCAATCTTGATGCCGCTTATACTCATATGACATATGGGGATATGCGGAAAAAGGTAGAGAATGCAAGCATTGTAGAGGAAAAGCGTGCCGCTAATATCGTAGAAGATAAGAGCGGAGTTGCTGAATCTAATGTTGAACGTGCAGTTGAAGCGGTTGGTTCAATTCGTGAAGCATATATGCTCGCAGTAAACGAGCACGAATAACTACTAATTAAGGACAGGTAAAAAATCATGGTAGGTAACGCTAACTTTGATGATATTCTGAGCACTACGCTCAAAAACTATGTGCCTAAATTAACTGACAACATCTTTACGGCTCGCCCGCTGTTTTACGCGCTCACAAATGGTCAAACCATTCGTCGCATCAGCGGTGGTGCCAAAATTGTTGTTCCAGTAATTATGGCCAAAAACACAACAGCAGCATCTTATGAAGGTGCCGATACTATTTCAGTTGTTGCTCAAACAGGCATTTCAGCCGCTGAGTACGACTGGAAACAGTATGCTGCTACCGTTACTATTAACGGTATAGAGGAAGCACAAAACAACGGTGAAGCACAAATTATTGACCTTCTTGAAGGTAAAATAATGCAAACTGAAGAAACCATCATTGAGAACATGAACACTATGTTATGGGCTGATGGTACAGGCAACTCAGGTAAAGACTGGAACGGTCTTGCTAACTTGGTTGATGCTTCAGGAACTATTGGTGGGATTGATCCTACCGCTTCTGGTAATGGAAATTGGGCTTCAACAGAAACAGCCGCTACAGGTTCGCCTGCCAATCTTACGATTGCGCAAATGGCAAAACTGTATAACGATGTTTCAGTTGGAAATGACCAACCAACCATTGTTATTGGAACGCAGACAGGCTATGAGGCCTACGAAGCGCTTCTTCAACCACAACTTCGCTACAGTGACGCAAGCGTCGCTGATGCAGGGTTCCAAAACCTTCTATTCAAGGGCGCTCCTGTGACCTTTGACGGAAGTTGTACCGCAAACACAATGTACATGCTTAACACCAAGTACCTTCGTTTAGTTGCACATAACGACGTTTGGTTCAAACCAACTCCGTTCGTACGTCCAACAAACCAAGATGCTCGTTTCGCGCAAATCTTGTGTTACGGAAACTTGACCGTGAGCAACCGCTCTCGCCAAGGTAAACTCACTGGTATAGCCAACGGCTAAACCTATTTTCTTGTGGGGGCCAGAGTATCTGGCCCCCATAGGAGGAAAGACTATACATGCCAAAAACGTACGCAATAGCATCTGGTAGCAATGCAGTCCTAGCAGGAACCCAACATGGCGTTGCTGCTGGTTCATACTCTCCCAATCAGGCCTCTGGGGCCGTATTGGTCGCTGGAATAGGTGAATGGGCTGAAGAACCAATCAAGGAAGGCACTTTTGGTTGTTCAGCGACAACTAAAAAAGGTGATCCTTGTAAAGCAAGACCTGTAACAGGGTCTGATCTTTGCGTTGGGCATACAAAGCAGGCTGTTTCCTAATGGCAGGCATGACTATTGAACAGATGCGGAATCAGGTTCGCAGTATTATAGATATAGATAATACCGACATAAGCGATGACGTATTAAACCGTATCTTAGGTCAAGGCTTTGACCAAATAGTCTATTCAGAACGACGTTGGCCCTTTTATGAAATAAACCTTGAACCTCCATTCGTGAATGGAACAAAAGATTACTCTTTAGACTCCTTAAGGGGCACAACAACTTCTATCACAGACCACGCAGGAGAAACAGTTACTTTATCCCTACGTGATATTCTCTCTATACGAACTGACGACCATATAGTCACTTTCATAGGCACAGACGCTGCCGATTACGACTATCCAAAGAACCAAGACGCTAGTGGTGCGCCTTGGGAATGGCTCTTCTTTAATGAAACAGTTCGTTTTTTCCCTACTCCGAACTCTACAGACGCCTTCTATGTACGCGCTATACGCAACGCTACAGATTTTGGTGCTTCTACAGCATCGGGTACTAAACCAGATATTCCAGACGCTTTTCATTCTATTATTACTACTTACGGTATTTGGAAAACATACCTCCAGCAGGAAGATCCAGTCATGGCGCAACAGTACATGACTCAATTCCACATGGAGTTAGATAATGTTGCTCGTAGATATGCAGATATGCCTGCTCCGCAACCGTTATTGCTTAATAACCGTAGATCTTCACGTTGGGCATCTGGACTTGGGCCGCTTCGGTACTCAACTTCGGGTGGCGTTATCTGGTAGGAGTCATGGCGAATCGCGACTATAAACTAGCCAATTTAGAATCATTTTCAGGAGGGTTGAATTTACGTTCAGATCAGTTTGATCTTGCGTCAAACGAATCTCCTGATCTTTTAAATGTAACTGTTGATCCACGTGGTGGCGTAGCCATGCGTTCTGGTGTTATGCGTAGAAACCCTACTGCATTAGGTGCTGATATTAAAGGCATTTTTGGATTCCACACAGATTCTGGAACTAATCAAGTGATTGTTAATCAAGGCACGCAGGTTTTGCATTCAGCCGCTAATGATTTTACTAATATGAGCAATATTACAGCGAGAACTGCTGGTTCTCGCGTGTATGGTGCAACTTTCAATAATGTCGCTTACGGCGTTTCTTATGACAAACCATCTTTTAGATGGGACGGAACAACTGATGCGGATTTAGGAAGCGCTACAGATGGTTCTGATTTAAACATGCCTCAAGCGCAATATATAGCAGTTTGGAACAACTTCGTATTTGTAGCGAATACTTATGAAGGTTCAACCGCACATAAAAACAGGGTTCGTTGGTCTAACGCTAACGATGCCCAAAAATGGGCTGCTACAGACTATGTGGACGTAGATAAGGGTGAATATGGAGATTATATAACAGGCATTGTTCCTATCGGGGATCGGCTTGTAATATTTAAATCAAATAGTGCCTACGCTCTTTATGGGTTTGATTCTGATTCGTTCCAATTAGTTAATATAACTAAAAACGTAGGTTCTATGCCTTTATCTTCACCATGTTCCTCGCCTTATGGTGTGTTTTGTTGGTCGTCAAGTGACGGCGTTTACCTTTACGACGGTAATAATTTTAAATATGTTTTTGATAAAATGAAACCAGCAATAGATGCAGGTAATATTGAATTAACTAATCCTCCTCAACTTGCTTGGGCGAATGGGAAACTTTATGTGACGGTTGATTGGACTGAATCTGGTGTAACTACTAAAAAAGTACTTGTTTACGACCCAACTCTCGGAGAGAGGGGTGCGTGGACTTTTACAGATATTGACGCACAACCATTGTATGCGTTTAGGCCTCCAAATGGCGGTGAAACGTTATTCGGCGGCTGTGTTGCTAACACAGGCAGCCTAATTGCCATAGATGATGACGAGGATCGTGTATATGACCAGTATTTAGGCTCTACACAGGTGCATATAGATTCATATTTTGTTACTCCTTGGATTGCTACACGTAATCCTGTAGTTAAAAAGAGGTTTGGTAAACCTAGAATGGTTACCTTGGCTGAATCAACCATAACTTTAGGCATAGAAGTATATAAAGATTACGATATGTCTAATATTTCTAAAGAATTTTCACTTGTCACTACTGGCAGGAGTTCTTCTAGCGTTTGGAATACAATGGAATGGCAGAAACTTGGCTCTGAATCAGGTGATGATGGTAACGCTATTTGGGGTCAGGAATCGGATTCAGTAATAACAGATATTAAACGTTTGCCCACTTTAGGGACAGCGAGAGCAATAAGTATGAAGATTAAAGGCCCATCTCAGACTAACAACAAATGGGCCGTAAACGCTCTTGCGTTTACATATCTTCCAAGAAGGCTAAGATAACATGACACTTTCAATAACGAATACCTTTACTTCGGGAACTGCAGCAGTTGCTTCTCAAGTAAACACTAACTTCAGTGATGTAGTCGCTTACGTAAACGGTACAGGCGGAAACGCTGGGGTATTGTTGCGTTCTGGCGGTACTTTAACTGGTGCTTTAACAGTTGGGGCCAATGGTGCACCGCAGGCTTCTACTTTGTTTGGCGCTGTGACAGTAGGTCAAGCATCTGCTGGATATGACGTGACATTTCATGGTGCTTCAAGCACTTCTATGGTTTGGAACAACACAAATAAAGATTTAACTATAACTGGAACAACTAACGAAGATGCTTTAATTGTTGCAGAAGGTAGAACTAGGTTAGATGACAGGGTTTATTGCGAAGGTAGCGATGATATTGACTTAGATGCTATCTCTGGTGCACTAATCGTTGGTGGCGATGGGTCTGGAGCGCATATCGCTATTGACAGCAACGAGATTATGGCTAAGGCTAGTCCCACCACTGTTGGCACTTTACATATAAACATTGATGGGGGAACAGTTAAATTCGGCAACACAACCGATCTAACTGCTTTTGAAGTTAATGGTCCCGCTACTTTCAATGACGGAATTACAGGAACTCTCGCTACAGCGGCTCAAACGGCCATAACTAGTGTCGGTACTTTAGGTGCTTTAACTGTCACTGGAACAACTACGTTAAATGGCGAGTTGAAAATTAATGCTGACGATGTTGATGCAAAAGCATCGTTCAGTAACCATGCTGACAACTATCTCAATTATTCTAATACTAATTCAGCGTTTGGATTTACCGTTGAAAGTACCCCATCGGTGGGTATTTGGAAAACTCTTGGCGTATCCATAAGCAACATATTGTCAGGGGCAGTAGGCGATGATGTTATTATCAATGCCAGTGGATTCCTTTACAGGGATACTTCTTCTATCAAATACAAAAATATTGCTGATGTAAATATGGCAGATCACTTAACTGCCAGTATGGTTGATTCCCTTGAACCTAAAATGTTTTCGTTTAAGTCAGACCCTAACAATTTCCCTATAATTGGTTTAATCGCTGAAGAAGCAGATGCCGTTAGCCCTTTCTTAGCGATCCATGACGCAGATGGAGAAGTCACGAACGTGAGCAGACATTCTTTGTTCGCTCTCCTAATTCTTGCTCTGAAAGATGCTCGTACGCGCATAACAGCATTAGAGGGTTAGCCCATGGCTGACCTGCAGTTCACTAAGAACTTATCTCCAACAGTTCAGGTTGCTATATCTGGTGGCCCAGACTATGAGGGAACATATGGGGCCGCTACGGCGTATACAACAGGGGACGTTGTTACATACAACGGATCATCTTATGTAGCAAGGCAATCAACTACAGGTAACACCCCAGGAGAAACTGCCTACTGGCAAACATTAGCATCTAAAGGTGATGCTGGTGCAACAGGGTCCACTGGCGCTACTGGCCCAACAGGGCCGACTGGTCCAACAGGACCAACAGGTGCAACAGGGCCTACAGGGCCGACAGGTGCTACTGGTGCGACAGGCGCAACAGGCGCAACTGGAGCAGATGGCAAAACGCTACTAAATGGTACTGGTGTTCCGTCTGGTGGCTCTGGCGCTGATGGAGATTTCTACATTGATACCAGCGCAGATACTATTTACGGGCCTAAAGCAAGCGGATCGTGGGGATCATCTACTTCAGTAGTGGGACCTCAGGGCGCTACAGGTGCGACAGGAGCAACTGGAGCAACTGGTGCAACAGGGGCGGCTGGCGCTGCAGCGACTATAGCCGTAGGTTCAACTTCTAGTGTTAATAATAGTGGAACCGCTTCTGTAACTAATACTGGTTCTTCTAGTGCCGCTACTTTTGATTTTGTATTAAGAGATGGACCTCAAGGCTCTACTGGCGCTACTGGTCCTACTGGTGCTACAGGTGCGACTGGCGCTACAGGCTCCGCTGGAGCCGCAGCGACTATCGCTGTAGGGACTACTTCTAGTGTGTCTAACAGCGGAACTGCGTCCGTAACTAACGCAGGATCTTCGTCTGCGGCTACATTTAACTTTGTTTTGCGTGATGGTCCTCAAGGGCCGCAGGGTGCAACTGGTGCCACTGGTCCTACAGGACCTACTGGGGCTACAGGTGCAACAGGTGCTGCTGGGTCAGATGGTAAAACATTATTGAATGGTTCAGGAGGACCTGCTGATGGAACTGGTGTAGATGGTGACTTTTACATTGACACCAATGGCGACGATATATATGGTCCTAAGTCAGGTGGTAGTTGGGCTTCAGGAACGTCTATAGTTGGACCTCAAGGAGCGACTGGTTCTACTGGAGCGACTGGGGCGACTGGTGCTACTGGCGCTACTGGCCCTCAGGGACCAGCAGGCGCTGATGGGGCAAGCATTTTAGCGGGCACTATCGTTATGTGGTCTGGATCTTCAGCACCAACTGGGTGGCTTGAATGTGATGGTTCAGCGATATCGCGTACAACGTATTCGGGCTTATTCGCTGTCATAAGTACTCGTTATGGTGCAGGTGATGGTTCTTCTACGTTCAATTTGCCTAACCCTGTTGATAAATTGGCGATGGGTATTGCTTTAAGCACTACTCCTTCTGCTACTACTTTGGCTGGTTCTTCAACTTTAGACGCTTTAGGTTTAGGTAACCAGTCCGCTGACCATACTCATAATGGTACGTCAGGTAATCAGTCGGCTAACCACTCACATAATGGAAATACTTCTAATACTGGTGCTCATAGTCATAACACTGGTAATCCTTCTTCTAACCATACGCATACTTACAGTAAGAGTAACTCTGGTAGTCAGAGCAGTACGGCTTCTGGGAATGTTTCTGCTTGGCATACGCATACTACGAACAGTTATGGAAACCATTCGCACAACGTTGCTGTTGGGGATAACTCTGCGAACCATACACATAATGTGACTACTGGAAACAATTCTGCGAACCATAACCACTCTTTATCTTCGTCCACTATAAGCACCACTGTAAACGTGGAACCATTTGGTTTCATTATTAAAACCTGATGGAAGAGATCATGGTTCCGTTCGCTGAACAACCTCAACATCTTGGTGGTGTTGGTTATTTTAATAAGTTGCCTGTTAGGACTATTAGCGAAGATGGTTCTACTTGGACTGTGGATAATACTAAAGGGTTTTTTGCTTTCGTGCAGTTAATACCTGATATAGACGAACAAGAAGAACTTGGTTCAGATGGGGAAATGCACAGACGTTGCGATTCAGGGCAAAGTCAGTATGGCCCTAAGGCTTTTCATCTTTGGGACGAGCAATCTCAAAAATGTAATTGTGGGGCGGACACGCCGCCATATTCTTTAACAGGTAACCACGA